TCCTTTTCTTTTCGTTCTGGTCTTTTTCTTCTTCATGACCTTTTTACCAAACTCAGTAGAAGCAAAGTTATTTCCCTTTGCCTTCTTCTTCATACCCATAGATTTCTTCTTGCCTTTTCCTCTCATGTCACTCTCCTTTTATTGACGTAATCCATAAAACTATCAGAACAATTTTTGTAGTAATTCTGACTCTCTAAAAATTTTGAAAATTTATTTAACTCAGCACGACGCTGTATTAGCACCATGCCATATTCATAATCTACAACTTGACCATAGTTTTCTGGGTCTAGCTCTGGATCGTCCGGTGGTTCATCCCCCGGATCAAAAACCATAACATACAGATCCTTACCATTATCAGCAAGTCTATCGTTATATCTTTCTGCCCAAGGTTCTGGATTCTTCCAAACCATGGGATCGTAAACAACAATAACTAATTGATAATCATCATTCCAATTGTAAACCTCATGACGAACCGTAGCCCTTTTACCCATTACAACCTTAACTTGACTATCACGCCAAGCCTTAGCTGCAAATGGGCAAGGTTTATTCTTCATGTAAAAGGCAGAGGGTACATCTAAGTAATTAAAAATCCAATTCTCAATTTCTTTTTTGATTAACTCTAGGTCCACGTTTATCCTTTGGAATATTTTGAGTCACTAATTTTTGAGCATCTTTATCTGTATATCTGGTAGTAGTACCACATGCACATTTAAATTTAGTTTTCATTTGCCAGTGCCTCTAGAGCGTCGACCTCCATATGTCGCAGCACCTTTTCTTCCTCTTGCACCCGGGGCTTTAACATCAGCCTTACGCTCAGCAGCACGCTTTGCGCTTGGTTTAGCTCTAACCTTAGCTCCAGCCATTCCCGTCTTCTTCTTTTTCTTTTCATCTTTCTTAGCCATGATAACTCCTTACACAGTAATGGATGCTCTTGGAGCATCAGTTTTATAAGTATGACCTGCAGGCAGCAGATCGAGAAGCCCATACTTTTGGGCAAAATATCCTTCTAGTTTCTCAACATCAGCATTAATAGTACCAGTTGTACCAGTTCCATTTAAGACAACCCACTCAAACATAGGGTCTTGAAATCCTCTGGTATTGCTTGTATGATAACCACCACCCCAACCGCCATCAATACCTTGGGCAGTGTGAGCTCTAGCGTCTGACCCAGCACTAGACTCAGCCGTGCCATTTAATCTTAAGAAAGAGGCACCGTTAGTTCTCCCAATAAGAACCATTTGAGGCTGGTTATCATTAAAGGTAATGTCAGGATCGTATTGAAAACTCTCTACACCACTAGCATGTTGTTTTCTAATTACAAATCTTTCATTAGCGCTACTAGTATTGTATCTAAGCATACACATAAACTCATTGTTCAAAGCACCATTACCATTAGTATTTCCATTATATGCCATAGTACATTGAGCTACACTAGTATTAGCATGTTGATCTCGAAGCACGGCAACAAACCCCCAGCACCAATCTTGAGTAGTATCATGATCAATACCAGTTCCCAAATTAGCCAATAATTGATCTGTAGAATCAGCAGCAGTCATAGCTTTAAAGTTATTAGCACTAGAATTTTTTGCAGCATATGCCGGTTGATCATTAGCTACAGTTTGGCTAAAGTCTCTACCATTGCCTGATTTATCTTCGCAAACATTTACTTTATCCCCTGCATCATTAGTCGCCATGCCTTCAGGATTAAGCCATAGCTCACAAGTAGATGCAGCTGCAGATACTGGAGTCCAGATAGGGCCAAGCTTATGAGTCCATTGTCTATCCCAAATTTCAGGAACCCTGAACTTACGAATCTTATCAGCAAGTAAAGATTCTCGTACAGATAATACATAATCTTCTGTACCTGATGCAATAAGTTGATTACGATTAGCAATTAAAGCAAACTTATCTAGATCGCCATTGGTAGTGCCACGAATTTCTAAGGATTGAATACCAGCAGCACCAACACCATATTTAGTTTTACCATTAGCCATTAGCACTTCCACCTTCTGCGTGCTTTACGCAATCTACTGTTAGGATCTTTAGCAGCCTTAGGAAATTTCTTCATCTGTCCTGCTGATCTAGCACAGTAGCTTTTCTTTCTTGATCCTCCTCCGGGTTGAGGAGCCTTGAGCTTAGAGCCAGTCTTTCTATTAATCATAGCACGGCCCTTAGCAGTAAGACCACCAGCTTTACTCTTGCATTTGTTGCCAATAGTACAGCCTTTCATGGCCCCCTTCTTCTTACTGCGTGCCTTTGCCATCTTACACCTCGTCCATCCTACGACCCTTGATGTCGTAGCCCTTCCGTCGTTCCATCATTTTCTTACGCACAGCGGGAGCCACAGGACACTTAGCCTCGGCTTCACCACCAAGAACAACGTCTCCACCGGCTTCAATTTCTACAGTGATACATCTGCCAGAGCAGCAACCAGTCAATAATAATAATGCAATATATTTCATTTCTTAGATTTCCTTTTCTTTTTCCATGAGATTCTTGCCGGTCCTTTTTTCTTAGACTTAGCGGCAGTACATTGAGCTTTAGTAGGGCGACAAGCAGGATATGGACGCTTTGATTTACCCTTGGCAGACTTGCGACCACACGGCTTACCAGTCTTACAATCAATCCAGCCCTTGCCCTTGTTGCGGCTGAACCATTTCTTAAGACCTTCCTTAGCCATTACTTCTTCCTACCCTTACTCTTATTACCCCAATTTTTAGCACCGACTTTGCGACACTTAACTAGAGCACCAGATGCATAAGCACTAGGCCATTTAGTATAGCGACTTTTTACTTTATTATAGCAAGCATCACGCTTTGCTGGTTTCTTTTTAGCCATTTCTTTTTCTCCTTTTCCAGAAAAATAGTAAGGGCAATGCCCATATACCTTTAGACTCAGCCACCACAATCATTTCTGGTTCCGGCTGAGAAACAATAGGAGGCGGGGGAATGTATTCATTTGGTTCAACAAATGTAATTTCTTTCTCAGCAGCCTGCTCAATAGCCATAGGCTCTTCTTCTTCAGTAACCAATTCAATTAAAGACTCTTCAGGCTCTATCTTTTCCAAAAGCTCTTCCATCTCAGCTCTAGCAACAAAGTAACCAATACTTTCTGCAATAGAATAGTCTTCATCTTGATCTAAAAACAATACTTCTTTCTCAGCAGCCTGTGTTAGGTCAGCTTCTGTCTCTAGTTCTTGTGTAGGGTCAGGAATATCAGCCCACGAGTCTTCAAACAAATCAAACTTCATACCTTCTTTAGCATCAAAGATACTGTCTTGATCCTCATTAACTAGTACAGCTCCTCCTGCAGTATTGTTATCAGGCATCTGAATCTCAGGCGTAATCCAATCTAAGTCAAGAGCATACGGATCTCCCTTTGGTTTAGGAGCAGCACCTAACGTATCTGTAAGACCAGTCACCTGCTCTACAGTCTCAGTTACTTTACTTAACACTTCGCCACCCACTACTGTACCAGTAACAGCAGCAGCCAGAGTCATCTTCTGCACTTTCTTTTCAAGACCTTGCTTAATATTAGCACAGTCTTCATATGCAGTCTTTAACTTGCGATTGTTTTCTTCACGGCAATCTTCTAACTGCTGTTTAATCCTAACAAGTTGTTCTTGTAATTCTGTATTTTCCACGCCCTTGCCCCCTCATTTAATTTACCCCGGTGGTGGCTGCATACTCTGCATAGCCTGCTGAATACCCTGCCCACCTGACTGTTGAAGATCCATCATTGCAGCCTGTGACACACCCTGAGTAACAGCCTGCTGTGTAGACATCTGTTGTTGAGCCGCCATAGCCTCACGCTGTTGTTCGGCTTGTTCAGCTTTAATATCTTCTTCAGTACGAATCCAGTTGTTAGCATCAAAGCCAAGAGCAGTAATCAATGCACGACCATACTCTTCAAACTTAAAGGTTTGCATAGCTTCTTGCGGCAGGTTACGCATCATCTCACCCATTTGCATAAGCTTCATGAGATCTGTATCACGGCTAAGTGCTTGCAGTCCAGTAATAATTTCTACTTTAAGAGTACCATTTTCAAAGAACTCATTCTGCAATCGCTCATCAATCTCACCATTCTCAAGCATTAAGAATACAGCTCGTTCAACAATAGGAACAAACAACTCCCGTGCAATAGAACTAAATGCACCACCCAGAACAGTCTCTAACTCCTGTCCAATCTTACGAACAGCAGTAGCAGTAACTCTGTCACCACTAGGAATAGCAGCTGAGTCAAGCAAGAATGCCTGACCAACTTCTCTACGCATAGTTTCAACAGCTTGGAATGTAGCTTGGATCTGCGGGTTCATGGTCTGAGCCGGTGAGATAGTAACAACATCTTGTTGTCTAGCACCTACCCAAGAGCCATTAGCTTGCCCAGCAAGGTCATCAATCTCGGTGATACCGGCAGGGTCCACACCCATCCAGAACGTAGAGGCAGCAGCCATGCCTTCTTGTGAGGCTTCGGTAAATGCTTCTAAGGATTGGATATCACCAGCGATATCTTCGCAATGGGATCGCCCATAATTTTCACCAGCAACAGTGCTCCAACGCAAAGGGATAACAGGAAACACCTTGTACGAACCCGTTTCAATAATCTTTTCGTCTTGTTCACGCTCAACAAACCACTCATTAGAATCTTCCTCCTTAGTCAATCTATTATAAATAACATCATAACCTTCGGAGGCGTAGTCAGCACTGTATTGTGCTCGGAAATTATCTTCAACCTCATCATCATTACTACTTGCAACAAACTCTAGATAAATAATTTCTTTTGGTTCTCCCGTTACTTCCCTCCTCATTACAAAATGATCAAACCGAATTACTCTAAAAGTAAAATCATCTTCCATAATAACAATAGAGTCACCAACAACAATAAGATGTTGCAATGCTTGGAAGATAGACTCTCTTAAATTTTTAGAATTAATTTTACGATATACTTGAGCACTCATTGCTTCTAAGTAACTGTTAATCTCAGGACTTGGTTCCGTTCCGGGCCGCAAACTAAACTTAAAGAAGGCGGTATCATTAACAGGAAGCATGGCAGACAACATTCTAGATGCCATACCTACTACTCCTCGGGCAGGTACAGAACTAAACGGCTGCGGTAGTTGTTCTTCATTGGTCCATCCAGAAGGAGGAAGAACAGACGGAACAGTTAAGGATGCTACATATCTTGATCGCTCCAGCTTTCGGATACGCCTACTATCTAGCTCACGAAACCGTTCTTTAATACTCATTCTGGCCTCATTTCATTTCCGGGTTTTGCAATTTGAATCCCCGGTCTTTCAGAAAAGAATGACATAACATTTTGTTGTGTCTGTTTCTGTCCCATTTGTTCTTCAATAGCTTCTTCTTCTGACTCTTCAATAGCCAGTTTTTCA